CTAATCTATCTTTAAAATATGTACAATTATTTACATTAGACATATGCAATTGCCCTGCTGGGTTACCAGCTAAATAACATAATAACACAAAAGCTGGTTTCATGTTACCACCTTTACTGTCCCACTGTCGTTGTATAGAGCGCCTGTTTCTAATCCGGTAGCAGATGTAGGTAAATCTGTCAAAGTAAGCCTAGTACCTCTCATTTCACCGGGGTTTCTTTCTTGTGTTATAAAAACCTGTAGTGTTCTAATTAAATCTTCCATATATCGTCTATCAATATTTTCTGGAGGCTCTGGTAATCTTGGTGCTGGTGTATTAACTTGTGCCATTATCTTCTTCCATCTTCTCTCATATCAACTCTTGGTGTTCCTAATTTAAACTTACAACCTAAAGCGTTAGATTCTAATTTTATTGCAAAAGAACGACCTCTAATTCTATAATCTAATTTATTTGTAAACTGCTCTATAGGCGATGATGCAGTTCTAGTTGTTGTTCCTGTTCCTGACTGATCATACGTAGCACCGGGAAAGTCTCTTGCTTTTATTGTAAATATTGCGTTTGGTGAGCTTAATGCTGTAGATCCATCAAATGTTAGATCTGGTATTACTCTTTTAATAAAAGTAAATTTATCTCCGTCACCTATATCCATAGGAGCTGATTCTATAAACGCTGTCATAGCACTGCCATCATCATCAAATCCTAATTCATGATTATATATAAATTGATTTCCTGTGGCCAGCGGAAATGTTCTAACCCCTCTATCAAGCCATGCTGTTCTACCTAATGTTCCATAATACCATATCTTGTCATTATAATTATATATGACATATTTATCATTATCTGAAGAGCCTGCGGATGGATAAAACCATATAACTTCTCCAAACTCAGAATTAATACCTGCAATAACCTTATCTCTTTGAGCTAGGTTAAAATCTAAAAATACTTTGTCTTTTACTGTGCATGGCAACTGTGCAGTTTGCCCTGCATGGACATAAAAATTATCAATACCCATCCAGTACACAACATCCTCTGTTGCTATTGCTGATGCAGATGACATTATTGTAATATTGGATGCAAGTTGAGATAGACCAAATATAAACGGCTCTCCTATAAATTGCATAGAATGCAAAGACTTATCTGTATAAATTAATATCTCTCTTTTTGTTTCAACAGCCTGCACAAATGTTGATCCCGCTCCTAATCTTAAATCTCCGGCTGTATTTGTATCTGTAGGAAACCAATCTACTGGATTTTCTTGACTGCTAAATCTAATAAGCAATGGGTCTTGAACACCATCTCCACTAGCTGAACTTGGATTTGCTGTATTAATTCCATCACATCCAAATGCTATTACGTGTCTATCAATATCAGATACCAATATTTGTTTTGCAACTGTAGGAACGCTTTTCTGAGAACTCAATGCTGTGCTTAATTCAACCGCTCTTGTTCCGGTGCCTCCAGTTTTGTCCCAATAGAAAAGCTGTCCATCTTTTACGTTTATTATTAAATCTTCCCCAAAGTTATCATGTGACCAAAGTCTAATTTGAGTTGTGACTGTAATAGCAGCTTCTTGACCCCATCCTACAAAATCATTATCTGTACTGGCATTACCTGTAATTAACTTAACAACAGTTCCGTTAGTATGTGTAGCTGCGTCTGTGCCTTTTTGCGCTCTTGTAACTGTTAAATCATTTGAGCTTACATTTGTTACAGTAAGTATTTCACTTCCAATTAATATCTCATCAGTAGCGACTATCTGATGCCCACTTGGGCTTGAGTCCGCAACAGTTAAAGTTGTATCTGAGCTATCAAAAGAACCACCACTGTCATTAACAGTTGTTTGCACAGCTCCTGTAGTTGTTCCATTCCAAGCTCCGGCTCCCCATCCCTTACCACCAACAACTGCATCTAATCCTACGTTAATCTGGTACACACCATCAACTCCCGATCCACCATTGCCACTATCTGATCCTGTGGCTAAAACTCCAATAACTATTGTATATGTATTAGCGTCAGTAACATTTACAATTTGATGTTCTGTATTAAGTAAAGCTGCTGTTATATTGCCTCCTAAACTAACTGCTCCAGATATTGTAACAAAATCATTTTCAACTGCACCATGACTTGTATCTGTGACAGTAACTGTTGTTGTTCCTGCACTTGTATTATTAGCTGATGTAGATGCAGAGAATGTTATGCTATTAGTTGATGTTTTTCTTGTAGGGGTTATATCAGATAAATTTGTACCTTCTTCTATATAATATTTAAGATGTGTTCCTATTCCTAAATAGTTAGAACTATCTAAGGCTATCCAGTTATGCAATCTTCTAGCACTGCCTAAGTATTGGTTAGGACTATATTTTTCCCACCCACCTATCTTTTCTGGATAACCAAAACGAAATCTTATTTTATCTCCATCATAATACCCGCCTTCATTAGAGTAAGATGTTATTTCCCTATTAATTCCTGCATTAAATTTTAATGACTGTAATGGCATTATGCTGTGCCTCCAACTGTTGTGCCAGAACCACCTAAACTTCCTCCAGCTACATTGCTCATGCCTGAGACAGCTAGTCCAGCAGCACCTCCATTTGCACCAGATGCACCATTAGTTGGAGCTGTAGCTGGATAGGTTACACTTGTGCCTGATCCGTTATTCCCTGTGCCACCAGCATTTCCAGCCTGACCAAAAGCGCCTCCTGTACCACCAGTGCCTCCTGATCCTGCATTATTTGTTCCTGAGCTACCACTTGCACCTGCTCCTGCTGACTGATTATAACCTTCGCCTACGCCACCTGCTCCACCTGCCGCACCATTTTGCGTTACCAATGGTGATCCAGAAACAGACATACTTAAAGTATTGTAATAATAATTTTGATTATTTGAACTTGAGCCATAAGCAGTAAAATAATATGTTGTGCCTGATGCTATGCCAACAGTTCCACTATTGCTTATCGATGTACCAGAAGTAACATTACTTGTACTTACATTTATAGTAGGAGTTCCATAACCACTTCCATATGTTGTGGTAATAGAAGCAGAAACACTATAAACTCCTGTTAAGTTTGTTTGAGCAGAAATATAAATTGGGCCTCTGTTTGCACAAGCTCCAGAAAAACCAGCACCTGCACTACCAGAATGATTTATATCAAACTCTGCTGGATTGATGCCACGATTAAACTGTGCATTAATACCACCCCACAGTCTATCTCCTACAACACCAACGCCATCTAAATTACCTGCACCTGTATAAATAGAATTTAACCAAGTAGGCTTGTTGTTTTGAGGTGAAGAAGAACCACCCCCTCCTTCATCAACTAAACTAGAAAAAGTAGCAGAACCAGTAAACACGCCTTTTCCTCCAGCTCCTCCAGTACCTCCGCCTCCGCCTCCACCTTTTATTGTTCCATTATTAACAACTGTGACAGTAGAGGAGCAAGTTAAAGCAGTTCCTCCTTGGGTGCTTGCAGCACCTCCGGCACCTTCTATACTTCCATTGTTTGTTAAAGATATTGTTCCTTGAAGACCTGAGCTAATTTGTATTGCAGAATTACTTGTACTTGTTGCACCAACTGTAACATTCGCATCTACAACTATTTCTTTTGGATAGTCTAATGTATAATCATCACCAAACATAGTTGCTCCAGTTTGATTTGTAGCAGTGGCATTGAATGTCCTTCTAAACCCTTTTCCTTGACCATAAAAATCTTCTACAGATAAAGGGTTGTTGTTGGCGCTTGTTGGAACATCTGCTGATAGATTTGTTGAAGTATTGTTAACAGCGTTTCCTCTTACTAAAGATCCACCTCTATAATAGTCGTTGAATACAATTGGAGCATTAGAGCCTGTATTATACTCATCTCTTATATCCGATAATGATATTGCTCCACTAGACTGTAATGTCATTATAAACTTGTTCCAAACGCTGTTATATTATTAGCTGATGTCACTGCACCATTTGATCCTAATTTAAATACTGTTGTTCCATTATACTTAAACAGTAATTCATTATCTCCAGTATCTAGTGATATAGCCCATTTGCTAGAACCAAATAATATTGCATTACCATTTGTGTCTAAGTCTCCTCCAAGTTGAGGAGTTGTGTCTCCTAATAAATCTGTTGGTATGCTATTTACATTAGCATTTGCACCAGTGCCATCCGCAAAAACTATAGCTGATGTTCCTGTTGCTATTGCAACCGTACTACCTGATCCACCACCTTGTTTTACTGTTGCTGTTTGTCCAGTTCCATTTTTTATAAAATACCATTTTTGCATATCGTTTGGTATTATATTAAAATCAAACCCACTTCCCGGAGTTCCAGCTAAAACAATAACTTTATAATGTCCATCTGATGCGGCTCCATCAGTTGTTGTTAAGTTTACTGTACCAGTAACAGTTATTGTAAAAACACCATTTAAAACTCTGTCTATAATATCAAAGTTTATATTTGTAGTATCACCCCAAGAACCCGCTTGTTCTCCAGAACCTATTTTTTCTATTCCTGTGTTTACTGTAAATGTTGATGCCATAATATCCTCACGCGTCTATTTCTGTATATGTTTCTGTTCCTGTAGGAACAATTTCTGTCCAAGTATTACCAGAGCTTGGTGTAATAGTTGAATATGTTTCATTGTCTTCTGGTATAATTTCTTCATATAATTTTTCACCATTTGCACTTTGTACAAAATTTGCACTAACAGGAGCAACACCGACAGCTTTTCTTATGCCATTAGCAGATTGTGTAAAGTTTATATCTTGTGATGAAACTCCCGGTTTTATTTTAACACCATCTGCCGATTGTGTAAATGCAAACTCAAAGGTTGCACCATTTGACTGCAAGACAAAAGCTAATGAACTTACGACAAAATTAGCAGATAAATCAGCTTCTCCAGTAAATGTTCCTACACCTGCCGATACTTTAGAAAAGATAGCTTCTTGTGTTGTGCTACCAAATCTAACAGTTCCCCCTAACGAAGAAAAGGGAGACTCAGCAAATGCAGAGAAAGCTAACATTACTCAGCATCCTTGATGGTTAGTGTGCCATCTGCAACTTGTTTTAGTATTTCTGCGTAGTGTCTGTTATCAGTATCCATAGGAACAGACATTGCAACTCCATCTATTGTACAATTGATTGATGAATTTTCTGTTGTTCCATGTGTTAAAACATATTGTGCATTCTCAATTACCATATTTACCTCTATAATTCTGCATCAAAACTTATAAATGCATCTGCATCATTGTTTGACCTAAATGGCGAAACATCTCCGACAGTATCTCCTTGAGTGCCAGTAAGATTTAATCCTATGATTGTTTTACTACCTCCATCTGCCAATCCAATAGAGATAGATGAACCAAAAACAACTTGACCAAGACAGGCAAAAGCTCCAGAGTGTGTTACTGTTGGTATTGCTCTCATGGTTGTAGGCATTGTCATTTGCATTCTTCGATCTCCATTACCAGTTCCAAAAGCAACAACTGTTCCAAAGTTTTCATAATTGTTTCCAGTTTCTGATTTACCAAAAATATTAAGATATCTCTGACACAAAGCTAGTTCTTCTCCAAATGACCTATGCTCAAATGGAGTTACTTGATTTCCCAATTCAATCTGCCACCCAGTAACATACATATTAGCATTTGCAGTTCCTATTAATTTTACAGCAGAAGATGTTGATGCTGCAAAGTTTGCAGTAGAGTGCCAACTACCAGTAGTTGATGTTTGGTGTGTTGTACCTACACCTAAACAGATACCAGTAAAAAAACTTCTCGCATTAGTTATTGGAAAATCAGTTGTACCACCAGTTGTTGGACCTTCTATAATAAAGGTTTTCTTTTCCCAAGTATTAGCACTATCTATTGTAAAAGTTTGAACATAACTTTGAGAGTTTGCACCTTGATCTAAAGCATAATAAGTAAATGTACCAGTTAAACTTGATTTAATCCAAAAGCTAACACTTATATTTTCTGCATTAGATGTTCCCCACATAAGTTGACTTGAGTTTAATCCCTCAACTTTTTGTTGAAATAAAGAATGTTCTGATGCTCCTATACTTGAATCTGCTGTATCTACATTTATCTTGGTGCTATTTATAAAGCCTTGACCACTTGGAACATCTGTGCTTTGTGAAAAAGTTACTGCTGCATTTGTTGAAACTGAACACTCATACCTATCACAAACAAACCCACTAGAATTAGAAAACTGAGTGCTTGTGCTTCTTTGTGCAACCATCATTGCACCATTAATGATAATATTCCTTCGCCCACCAATCTGATTATTGGTTAGGACTTCACCCATCTTTGCAACTTCTCTTGCTTTAGACATTTTTAGCTCGGCTTAGTTGGAAAAGTAACATTACCTAATACCCCATCTTTTAATGTAGGCTTTGCGTCTTTAGTTATATCTCTTAATGCTTGTCTATATGTTTTCATGTCATCAGACATTGTCACATCTGATAAAGCATAAAAATCAGTCTCTGCTATCAAAGAATTTCTTTGTCTTCTAAGTTCTGCCATTGGCTCTGCATCTGTTAACTCTTTTTGTTTTTTAGATACTTTTGCCCACGTTGTGCCAAAGTCTTTTGGATCTGAACTTAATATTCCAGTTCCGTTAGAATCGACACCAGTGACCTTTTTGAATTGAGCGTTAAACTCTTCTTCTGTTGTAGGCTCACCAGTCATTGTCCATTCTGTTATATTTAATGCACTAAGTGCCTCTGATATTGATGCCATGTTTTACTCCTTTATCCTACTTGTTGAAATGTACATTGTGTACCATTATCACCAGTATATAGACTTGTATTACCTTGAACATAACTATTAAATCTAATTCTTTGTGTAGATACATTTGTTATTTCAATGAGTACCTGACAAAAAGAAGTTGACCAACCACCATCTGTCCATATTCCATTTAAACTTCTTGTAAGTTTACTATAGCTACCACCACTATCTGATGAATATTGTATTGACCCTCCAGCATAAGTTCTGTTTCCACCACTAGCTTGACATTGAAACTGAGCTTGAATTAAAAATTTACCAGTATGAGGAAATGTAAATATACCACTACTGTGTGACATTGTTGCACCTAATGTTGTGTGTGGTGAAGGCATAACTTCCCAATTTGTTATAGGATCTTGATTAGCATTATATGTTACATGGTCAGCCGTCCTAAACGTAGCATGCACCATTTGTGATGGAGTCACTGTGCCATTGCTATTAAGTGTCATTGCACCTGTTCCACCCACTGCTGCAATAGTTGATACTCTTAATTCAGAAGTCATTGTGCTATCTCTTCTATTGTAAATACTGGAGCTACATATGAACAACCAGCATTATCTGTTGTAGTCATGTTTGCATAAATAGTATTTGATCCTTCTATTTGTGCATAAATACCATAAGTTCTTGCAGTAGTATTACTAGCACTTTGATATGTTGTCATATTTAAATGAACTCTATCATTAGCGTCATGGTCTTTATTTCTAAAAGAAGCGTTCCCAAAAGTTCTACTGCTACCTGTTCCTAAAGTAGAAAATCCAACATTGGAACTATTTGTTACATCAAAAAATTTAAATGTCATTATAGCACTTGTATTTTGACCAGAAATTAATCCGTTAAAGTTTAATCTTAACAAACTACTTGCAAATTTTGGTGTTATTGTAGTCCTATAGCTAGTGCTTAATTCAGCCATTGTTGAAGACGCTAAAGTAACAGAACTTGTTGTTGTTGGTATATTTCTTACCACTTGTATAATATGACCAGCAGCAGATAATACCTTGTCACTTGCAACCACTATGTTTGAGCCAGTTTGAGTATCTATATTATTTACTTTTAATGTACTCATCCAGCTATCTCCATAACTGTTAATGTTGATACACCATTTACATCCCAACCATTTGAATCATTCGAGTTTCTTGGTGTTCTATTTATATATGCTGTTCCTGTATCAGCTCTTGATCTAAATTGAACTTTATATGTTACATTTGATGTAGTGTTTGGAGAATCTAAAAACTGGCATGGAAGATAAAACATTTGCCAACCACTGCTATTAGAATCATAAGATTGAAAAGCAAAATGACTAGACGCTCTATTTCCAACTGTATCTGGTGTAATTACTTGCGATCCATTTCTTACAACCCTTAGAAAAGCAAAGTTCTGACTGGCACTTACAGCTATGGCACAAAATACATAAAATTTTGAATTCGCTGACGAAGGTGTCATTGTAAGAGTTAAATTTGTAATATCTACAAATGTTGCACCAGTTGTATCTTGAGTTCCAGTAAAATTTACAGACTGCATTTGTTTAACAAAGTTATAAGTTGTTCCACTAACATTAGCTATTGTATCTACATTTATCTGGCTCATACTATACTCAAATTACCTTGTATCGTTAATGTTTTGTTTGCAGCTATAGTCAATGGACCTGCCGCAATAGCGTTTTCTGTTGATTCTATTGTAGTATTTGTATCAAGTTGTGTTTGATGCACTCTAAATATATCTGCTGCTCCAGCACTATTTATTGTTCCACTATCACCTTTATACATACCACCACCTGCACTTGCTATCTGTATAACCTTAAATACAACTATAACTAATTCATCACTTGTTGCTGCACCAGATGCTAAAGTTATAGTGCTTGTATTTGTTTGTGTAAAGTCAGATTGATCTAATCTTACACCATTTAAGTATACATCAATATTATTAATTGTGTAGTCTAGCGTTGCACCATTTGAATCTTCACCTGTAAATACAGTTTGATTACTTGTTGCAATATATCTAAATCTTACTGCATTGGTGTAACTTGTTGGCGTGGCAAGTGATACACCTAAAAACCTTACAATAATTTTATCTCCGTTTGCTGGAGCTTCTGAGAACACTAAAGTATTACCAGATGCAGTATATGCAAAGCCAGAGCCTTCCTCTTGGACTACGTTACCTATAGTTACTAATAATTGTGATCCATCTGTCACATTTTGATTTAAACCAAAAGATGTAGTGGTTGAATCACCTGTAAACTTTTGTATAAAAAATGATCCTTGATTTGGATCGTTACCTATATAACTCATCCTGCAATCTCCATTGCCATAAATGTTGCTCCTTGATAAAGATAGGCTGTACCTGCATTAAATTTTCTGTATTGTAATTTATAAGTAATTGCACTTGTAGAACTTGGAGAGTCTATCGTATTAATAGCACCTTGTTGTATACCATATTCTTGTGTTGTCCAATGAACAATTCCATCTGAATCTCCTCTACCAGTCCAAATATCTGTAGAATCCCTAAGTACTCTTAATTCTATACCACCACTATCTGTATCATTAAGAGTAGTATGTGAACATAATATTAATATTTTACTAGAAGTTGAAGAAGGCGTTATACTAACAGACATACCTGTATCAATATAAGTTGTTCCACTTGTTGTAATATTTGCTGACAATTCATCGTCATGTACAACTTGTAAAATACTTCCAGTTAAATCAGTTCTATCTATTGATTCATTTTTTATTTTACTTATAGCCATGATTTATCCTATTAAATATCCACTAAAATAGTTTGTTCCAAATACATCTACTGAACTACTATAAGCACGAATATCTACTGTATCATTTGCAGCTAATTCTATAGCAGAACTAGCACTATCATTTTGATAACCACTTGCATGGTGTCTTGTTCCTATTGGGTAATCGCTTCTTCCGTAAGCAGTGTCGTTTTTATAAAACCCAGTTCTTCCTGTGCTTGTTTGATTACACCAAGCAGAATAAGAAAACCAATATACTCCTGCTACTGGTGCAGTGAAGACATAAGTTGAAGTATTGTAACCATTACCTTTATTAATAATGGCAACATCATATGGGAGTTTACTACCAACAGAAACATTAACACTTGAATTACTATTAGCATATGCAGTAAAAGCAATTAATTGTGGCAAGTTAACTCTGCCACCGCTATCTATAGTCATAGCAGAAACATTGTTGGTATGTGCTATCTGTTCTACTTTTAATTTACTTGTCATATCTTTATCCTATGTCGCATATATCAATGAATAAGATGCGTATGTGTATCGTTCAATACCTGTTCCTTCATAAAGAGCTATACTATTACCAGACAAATACCAAGCAAGAGTATCACTGGCAGAACACATTAGAATATTTGTAGCCTGAAAGGTTCGGTACACTGTGTAATTTCTTCTTACTCTATTGTCTGATTTATATAAATCCATTCCATATTTATCAGTATCATTTTGAGAGATTGCACCAATTGTTGTTTGATACAATCCGTCAACTGGACAGGTAAATTTATAAGTGCTGGTGCTATAATGATTACCTATATTTTCAACAATAGTGTCAAATTGCAAAATTCCACTGGTTTTTGACACATAAGCATTACCACCAAAGTCAACTAAGGCGTGCGCTCCAGCGACCTTTATAGAAACATTACCACTCGTATCAATAGTCATAGCAGTATTACTATTCGTTTTATCTTTAATAGTGGTAACTTCTAAGTTTGTTGCTTTTATAATTCCACTCATAACTTACCCTATTGCCGTAATTGTTAATTTTGGAATTGATAAGTGACTTGCAGTAGCACCATCCCAATAATAAGTATCATGTAGTCTTGCTCTATAAGAAGAACTATACTCTCTAAATTGCCATTTTAATTCTTTAGCAGTAGTCCAACTTGTAAATTGACCTTTATCTGCATCATTACTAGCAGCATTGCAGTCTATAACCCATTCATGTATTTCATCTTGTCCATAGTGATAGTCATAACCACCCGTTGTTTTTCTTGCTCTTGTTACTTCTACACCATCAATAAAAAATTTATGGTGTAATAAAACATGACCACCAGAACCACCTGATGCTGCATTTTGACAATGAAAATTATATCTAACTCTTTTAGTTCCAGAGGGTGGAGTATAACTTATTTTAGAACCTGTAATGTCCACATATGAACTTGTAGATATCATGTGTGTTGTAACATTTTCAAATGTATATGTTCCACTTAAAACTTCGACTGTGCTTCCATCACATATACTAGATAAAACTTCTAATACCTGACCTTTACCTCTGTTAATTGATACTACTTCACCACTAGTCTTTGGCTCTATTGAATCTACGAATAATTGGCTCATACGATTGTTAACACTCCATTTACTGTAACTGTGGTTGATGAGTTAATGGATATATCTCCAGCCATCATTGCTCTTTCACCACTAGCTATTGTTATGTCACTAGCTATTGTGCCAGAGTTTACTATAGGTTGTGCAAAATTGTTTACTCCAG